AAAAGCTGTACGAACATGAGCTCAATGTTGAGCTAACAAAACAAGCTGATGCCAGAAGAAAAAAGGATGAAGAGAATACTAAGAAAGCTAATGAGGCAATCTTACAGCTACGCCTGGCATTGATGCCTGAAGGTGAGGCTAAGGAGAAAGCAATGCAAGATGATAAGTACCGTAAACTGCGAGAGGCTGCCATTGCTGATACTACACTAACTGAGGAGAAGCGAAATGAGATACTTGCATTGTATGATGAGCAGAGAGCTAAGGAGGATGCGGCCAAAGAATTAGAGAAGCAAAAAGCTAAGGATGATTTTGCTAAGCAATTTGCACTGTCTCAAATGACTCAATCAGATCAGGAGCTCGAGGCATTAAGGGTGAAGTATGAAGAGGAGCGTAAACTTGCAGAAGGTAATGCTGCTCTATTGCTTGAGCTTGAGAATAAGTACACAGCCGACCGAAAAAAGATACTGGATGCACAGGCATTGGCAGCCATTGAAGAGAAGACTAAGGAACGTGATGCCATCATCAGCTTGACCAATGATATCTTTGGTGGCGTGAGTAACATAGCCGGTATGATGATCAAGGACCAAAAGAAACTTGAGAAGTTTAACAAGGCATCAGCATTGATACAGATAGGTATTGATACAGCTAAGGCAATCAGTGCCCTCGTTGCAGCATCACAGGCTAACCCATTCAATGCAGCCACAGCAGGTACAGCAGGTGTGGCACAATTTGCCACAGGTATCATTCAGATAGCGACCAACATAGCCAAGGCAAAACAGATACTAACCTCCGGAGGTACACCTTCAGCAGGCGGAGGCGGAGGTGGTGCTTCAGGTGGTGGTAGTGCATCCACTGCACAGGTAGTACCTCAAGCGGCACAGCTCTTTGGTCAAGGTAACACTGGTAATGTATTCTCAGCAGGAGGTACATCCACTGAAAGCTCAGGTATCACAGTCACAGCGGTAGTGAGTGAGACAGCTATGACATCCACACAGAATAAGATTAACCGAATTAACAAGAACGCAGAACTATGATAAGCCTACACAGTACCATCAATAAGATAGAAGCCTTCTACAACTCTCACCTTCAGGTTAAGAAGGTGGGCAGTGACTTCAAGGAGCAGATGACTAACTTTGCCACTAAGGATGAGAAGTATCCTATTGTGTTCATTGTGCCGATATCAGTGAGCAACACTGAGAATACCAACATCTTCACGTTTGACATCTACTGCTTTGACATCATTCAAAAGGATAGAGCTAACATCATAACCATCCTAAGTGATACGCATCAGATACTGATGGACCTGTACAACTATTTTACTTTCAGCAAGGACCTCAGCATGGATGTATCAGGCATCCCTTCCTTCACTGCTTTGAACAATGATCTACTTGACTACGCAGCAGGCTATGTCATGACCATTACCTTGGAGGTAAGTAACTGGACTGACTGCGATGTGCCATTAAGTTAAACATTTAACCGAGCTTTGACAATATAAGTATGAGCATACCTAATTGGTGGGGTGATTACAGACCAGGACTAACACCTCACACAGGCAACCTACAGAGCACTGACCTTATCGAATGCACACAGATAGTGGGAGGGCTACCTGTCAACACAGCTATCACAGGACAGCAGATTATCAATGCAGCTTCAGGAGGAGGTGGTGGTGTTAGGTTAGTGACTCAAAAAAATAACATCACTACAACAGCAACAAGTGCAATGCAAATAATTGCATTTGAGGAGATTGATGATATTTACATTCATATATTCACCACTGAGGGTACTACTGTATGTATCCCAAAAGACTTATTAGATGGCACGATATAAAAAGGATGGCAACTTCTACGTCAAGTATCCCACAAGGAGAAGGATGGCAGCAATTCTCAAGAGAATAATCATGAGCAAAGGGCTCTACCAGGAGGGTACATTGGTTGACTCTGTGCGTATCAATGCAAGAGTCACAGGCTTCGCCAAGCTTGAGATTGATATCATTGCCATGTATTACTTTATTTTCCTTAACAATGGTGCATATCTTTGGAATGGTGGGGTAATACCTCCGTATGATATTGTGAGTGAGTTTACTGATCGCATGAGCAGTGAAGGATTGACCACAGAAATCTATTCTCAGTATACTGAATGGATAACTCAAAACTATCCGATGGTTGAAGCGGTTGAGGTGTTGGCTAAGGACCAAAAGATTATCTATAACTTCGTACCTGTTGACCCTCCTGCAGGGTTCACTGTTGGTAGCCCATTAGATGTCTAACTCTTTTTTCATCCCAAGCATATTAAATACGTAGTAAAGCGGTAGCCCTCCTATGGCATCGGACTTGGATAGATCACCATTGCACAGGTTGTATATCAGTAGCTCCCATGACCACTTAGCTGTGTTCTTTTCAGGCTCTGTATCCGGATCATCCTCATCCTCTTCATAGCCTTCAGCAGGTTCAGGTGGTAGAGGGTCTTCGAATAGGTTGGTATATGTGGTCAAAAACTGCTCACGAAATTTAAGGAATTCTTTGATCACTCCGTATACATCCGTGACAGGTACATCCATTAACCTCTCAGCTCTGAGCTTGCAGTCAAATTCATAGGGCTCCCATATCACCTCACCCCATTCATTCTCTTTGGTTTGCCGGTACAGGATAGCACAGATATAGGGTAGGTTGATTAGGTAGTTATCATTAAAGAAATAGTTGAGGTCAATGTATTCGTATAGAGTGAGCTTATTGAGTGGCTTAAATACCATTCCTTCTACCTCATGCTTCCATTGACTGGATGGTTCAGACGTTGCCCACTTGCATTGATTAATCATATCGGAGAGCTCTTCAATGTCAAGCTCATCAATATCTACATCAGTCAGGATGTAAAGGACCTCACTATTGTAGTGAATAGATCCCTGCTCTTTATCAATTTTGGCTATCTCCGTCCACTGCTCCAGTGTCACCTCCCTCCAACTTCGGGGTAGCTTGTGCTCTGATTTTTTCACTTATAAAAGATATGTAAGGAATGCAAATAGATGCGGGCAATTTTGCCAAAAATTTACTCTTGTGTTTAATATGAGCGTCCGTATAGTGCTCAACAGGTCCAAGGTCCTCACGTTTAAAGAACACTGCCAGGATATTGCTGATGTACCCCTTCTCTTTGCCGATGCTGTACTTCTCAATGAGCTTACTATCACGCACGGTCATCTTCATCTCAGCCTTATAGGTGTACCCTTCATGCTCTAATGAGTTAACCGTCTCATAGTTCAAATTAGGATGCTCATTAAACTGCCGAATAATATCAATAAAGTTTTCAACATCCACATCATTGAACTCACTTTCAGGTATCCCGAGGTAGTCAAATATCTTCAGGTGTCTTTCAATGGGGTCAAGGGTTGTATCACTGTTAAAATCAGTCAACTTTTCAAATTGTTCCACCGTTAACTCGGTGATTAGGTTGGGAATTTCCCGGTCAAGTATTTTAATCATTTGCAATTTTTGAACAAATATAAAAAAAATACAATATATACGTGACCGAATTACCAATTTACACCATTACCATCGACCCTGACTATGCTGAGGGCGGTGAAGACTTAGGCATTGAGGCTATTGCATTCACATCTAAGCCTGCTATTAAAGTGAAAGGTATGGCATTCAACCAACAGACTAAGGCATTAGCTTTCAAAGATGGGTTGAAGTACCGTATCACAGCTCCTGCCATGATACCTATGGAAATTTATCGTAAGGATGATGATACTGATGAGGAGTACATGGTCAAGTTCACGGTTGAGGAGATAGATGCAATGCACTCCAAGTTCATGCAGCAGTTAGTTAACTCTGCCAAGTTTAACCTTGAGCACAATGAAGAGAAAAAAGTACCTGCCTACATCCTTGAGGCATGGCTAGTAGATAAGCCCGAGCTTGATAAGGCATACACAACCTATGGCATTGAGGTGCCTTCCGGTACGTTAATGCTAACAGCTCAAATAACTGATATTGAATACTACAACAAGCTGGTTGAAAAGGATCAGGTAGGGTTCAGCATTGAGGGCTTCATGGGAATGAAACTAAAATCTAAATATAATATGCAATTACCTGATGGAGAGCACCTCATTGAGGGCAAAATCTACGTTGTCAAGGATGGCAGCGTAGTTGAAATTAAAGAAGAGGAAAAAGTCGAGGAGACTATGGAGGAGAAAGAAGAGGTAGCAATGGCTGAAACTGTAGTGGAAGAGGAAGAAGTGAAGGAAGAGGTTGAGGCTGCTGTTGACCCTGCCATGGATGCTGAGGCTATCCTTGCAATCGTTCAGCCTATGATCGCTGAGCAAATCAATTCAGTGTTAGCTATAGTAGCTGAGCTAAAAAGTCAATTAGAGGAGGCTCTTGGAGCTGAGACTGAGGAGGAAGAGGAGACTATTGAGATTGATGCTAAGACTATGCTTGCTGAGAACCTAAGAAAGTTTAACCAATTTAATTCTAAATAAAAATGCGTAAATTAAAATTCGACCTACAAGTCGACCCAACAGCTTTATTGGCTGCAAACCCTGAGGCATTCTACTCCGCCGCCTACTTAACGTCGGATGTGCCTAACAACTTCCGTACTTTGCCTGGTGTTAAATACCAGACAAAACTTGGTACTGTTGTTTTCGGTAATGTATTACAATCATCTACCTGTGCATGGCCAACTCCAGGCTCAACTGATGACTTGAGTGCAGTGTTGATTGACGTTTGTGCTGTATCTGCTATGGCTCAAATCTGTCAGTTCGACCTTGAGCAGTCATTCGTTTCTTTGCAGATGACTAAAGGGTCTAACAGTGACTTCTCTGTTGCATCTTTTATGAACTTCTACTGGGAGACTATGGCTAAGACTGTTGGTCAAGACATCGAGAACATCCGATGGAAAGGTGATACAGCTTCATTGAACCCAACCCTTGCTTTGTGTGATGGTTATGAGAAAAAGTTGACTGCTGCTGTAGGACCTGGTGGAGTTATCAACGGTGGTACTGGTAATATCACTTCATTCGGAGCTCTTGAGACTGCATTGTCTACTGCATTCGCTTTATTGCCTGCTGCGGTTGCTTCTAACACTGCTGACCTACGCTTCTACCTACCTACTCAATTAGTAAATATCTACCGATTAGGAGTAGCTGCAGGTAACACCAATGCATACATCACTCAGGACTTGTCTTTGACTTACTTAGGTATCAAAATCGTTCAATGCCAAGGGATGTCTAACGATACTCTCGTTATGACTTTGAAAGACAACTTGATCTACGCATTCGATGCTGAAGGAGATAGCTCTGATCTACGTGCGGTTAACCTACGTGACACTGTTGCTGAGCCTTACATCCGTACTCGTGCGGACATGAAGATTGGCTTCCACTTTGTGAACCCTACTGAAATCGTTTTCTATTCTTAATACTAATCTTGAGCCCTCTGCAAAGGGGGCTCTTTAATACTCTTTAATCATGCCAAATGTTTGTCAAGCATTAGAAGCGGTTGCCAAGAGCTGTGAGAACAACTCCGGGGGCTTGCATGGGATAGCATTGATCCCACAGGATGATGTAGTGAGTGTGACAGTTAACACCACTAACCCTGGTGATTG